ACAGCCGATGCTCAAGATGGAGTTGCGGTTTATGGATTAGCTGGAGAGTTTTCTGCGTCATGTTCCCCTACCGAAGTTGTGCAAAACTGGAAAGCAGTATCAATTAATGTGGATAATGTTGATGCACCGACTAGCATCACAGCTACGTTTGAGGACCAATTTGGAAATAGGTTTACTTGGACTGGCGTAACAATTAGCTAAGGAGAACTAATGTCTTTTGGCAATCTTCTACCCCCAGGCATATTCCCAAGAGATGTTCTTCTTTATTGGGATGGGGGACCCTCAGACAGATTAACAAAGAGAGCATTTACCAGCACATCAACAACAGCTGGAACTAACATCCATAGAGCCAATTCCATTACATTTAATGGGACTACATCTAAAATTGATTGTGGCGCAGATACTGTTGGTGTTGGAAATGTTACAGCTATGTGTTGGTGTAATCCTGTTGGGTTTGGGGAAAATAACAATGGGAGATTTCTTGATAATGGGAAGTTTATATTCAAGGTAAATTCTGTTAATGCTACATTTGGGATAATTTCTGATGGTGTAACCACAACAGCTGTTGGTGCTACAAATTCAATAGTCCTTGATACTGATGTTTTTCTTGCAGGAACAAGAACATCGGCAGGGGTAGTGAATCTATATAAAAATGGTGTTTTAAGCGGTTCCGCTGACCTAGCATCTGGAACTCCTGAAGCTGGTTCAACAAACCTATTTATAGGAAATAATAACGCAGTTGATAGAACATTCAATGGAACTATTAGCCATCTTAGAGTATTCAGCAAGATATTGACCGTTGACCAAATACGTTGGATTTACAATAAGGAAAGATAATGATTAACGATACCTACAAACGTATTCAAGTTAGGGCTATGGCCTTGGTGCAGAATACTAGCACTAGCACTACTAACGCCAATGACCTACTCCCCAAGGTTAAAGATTGGTGTCGCACCCGCTATGACCGTATCCTCCGCAGCTTCCCTTGGGGCGAGCTGAATAGAACATACAATCTTAGTGTCGTTGCAAGCACTCGTGATTATTCCCTCCGCTATGATTTAGAGTCAATTATCAAAATGTGGGATACGACCCACGGAAATGAGATAACAGCGTATGATATTAGGGACCACATACGTTTTAATGCGATAAACCTCGAAGTTTCTGGGAATGTGCAAACAGGCAATCCAGACCAATATATTGAGATTGGCTCGAAGTCATGTTCGGCATTACTCTCAACAGCCGACCAAGTGCAGGTGCTATCCACCTCAGCCAGTGATGTCTCGCCCATGGTAATCAGGATTACTGGCGAGGTCAATGGGATGCCGCTGAGTGAGTCACTTACCCTTACTGGTGTAACCGCTGCTACCTCCTCCAACACCTATGACTCTGGCTCAGAACTTCAGATTACAGCTGGAACCTCAGATGGCACTCTCCAGGACTTAGCTGGAATAGTTACTGTGCGTGAGCAAGACACTACCTCCAATGTTCTTGCCAAACTCTCTCCAAATGAACGTGCGCCATATTACAAATGGATTAGGATGTCGGTAACCCCAGCATCAGCGTTCACCGCACAAGTTTGGTATAAGAAGCGTTGGCTCCCCCTCACAAACGATAACGATGCACCAATCATCCCATGCGCCAATGAAATAATCGAGGGTGTTGTAGCTGATGCCCTTTGGGAAGATGGGCAAGAGGGTGCAGCTAGAGCGCAGGAGACTAAGTTTTCTAACGCCGTCACAGAACTCTGGATTAGCCGCAGACCTCGTAACCTTATTACTCAAATTGTCCCTGATGGCGGTGACCCTCAGACTGGTTCTGGACGCAACCTATACTACTTTGGGAATAGCTACTAATGCCTGTATTAACCGCACAACGAGCCAAGCTTAATCAGATAGACTTCACAGGAGGCCAGAACTCAGGTGATGACCCATCAACGGTTAAGCCAAATCAAGCTACATTGATTGAGAACTCGTACATTACAAGAGTTGGAATGTTGGAGCAAAGAGAAGGATTGGCTCGTGTTGGAGATAACCCATCTACTCTCATTTCTCAATGGACATTTGATAACTCTACAGCCGTTGATGATAAATCTACGAATGAGGGTACCGCTACCAATGTAAGTTATGTTGATGGTAAGTTTGGTAAGTGTGCTAGCTTCAACGCAACAACTAGCTCAATATCTGTTCCAGCCGCAGCATCTATTAACGCAACATCCATGGGCGCATTTATGATTCAGGCTTGGGTGTATGTGGATTCTGATGGTGAAAATGATGAGGGGCGCATAGTTGATAAGATGGGGGCTACAGACGCTGGTTATCGCTTATTTGTCAAATCTCAATCTGGCTCCACAGTCATCATTGACTTCGAGGTTGGAGACACTAGCACTAATACTAGAGTTGTTACCTCTACCACCATGTCTACAGGTGCCTGGCACAGGATAAATGCGGTGTATAACACAGACCGCTCAGGAGATATATACCTGGATGGAGATATATGCTCCTATACCACAGATACTACTGGTGCAACAGCTACGGCTGATGATTCAGCCAATGTCCTCTACTTTGGCAACAGAGCCGCAGGAGACCGCTGCTTCGATGGAGAAATAGACGATATCCGCATCTATGATGGCTCATTTACTGCCGATGATATTGAGATGAAGGCCATACTTGGGCTTGCTCACTTCTCCGTAGGCACTACCTATGATAAGCCAATTAGAGCTAAGGATACCGCCATTCAGGAGCTTAACTCAAACTTTCTCACATGGGATAATATCACTGGGCTTACAACTCTTACCGCAGGGCTAACTACTAACTTTGTCCAAGGATTAGACCGCCTATTCATTCTTAACGGCACAGACAATGTATTCTCCATAGACTCATCTCTTACAGTTACTGATGAGGGAAATACCAACACAGACTTTCCCAAGACCACATTTGCTGAGTGGACCGCCAATAACCGTATGTTTGCTAGTGGGAGCCTCACGCAGTCAGAGCGTGACATTGTTTGGTTTAGTGATGCTCTTGCCCCTCAAACTTGGAGCAGGAATACCAACTTTTTCAAGGTTAGGTCGGGCGGTGGCGGCAAAGTAACTTGGCTCAAGATGTTTAAAGAATTTGAGCTTATTATCTATAAGAATGATTCCATATTCGTGCTAAGTATGGAGGGAGCAACTCCTCTTACCGACTGGAATCTAAAGCCTCTTTCTGTTGTTATTGGTTGCCCTGCTGGCCGTACAGTCTGCGATATTGGTAATGACCAAATCTATCTTGCTAATGATGGAGTGAGGCTTCTCTCAAGAACTAGCTTCGACAAGTTGAGAGTCGGTGTAATCTCCGACCCAATTAGAGACATCATAGAAGATATTAACCAAGACTCTATTCAGAACTCGGTGGGATTCTTTGAGAATGGTTTATATATACTAGGAGTCCCAGTCGGAACATCAACAATCCCTAATCGTTTTATGATATGGGATTCATTTGCCGCAGCTCGTAATGGAGACCCGAATGGTTCATGGACCACTATTCCCACAGATACTTGGAATATGTCCTGCATGACAAGCTATGGATTCGGTGACAATATTAAGACAGTTATTGGTGGGGATTCAAGAGCTTTGTCTCTATGCTACAAAGTCCTATCCGGCAACACAGATAATGGAACTACTGTGGTTCAGCAGATGATAAGCAAAGAGATGGATTTCGGCGAACCCTTTGCAAGAAAGATATTTGACCCAGTAAGATTTACAGCAGAATCTGGCTCAGATGCTGTTTATAACTACTCCATTGATATAGACCATGTGGGGTTTTCCTCAATCGCCTCAACAGGGGTTCTATCAGGCTCACTCCAAACTCCATTCACTACTCCTGAAGATACTGGCGGTTCCACAGCAGATAACGAATCCTTTAGAACAAAATTTGCTGGTAAAGGTAGTGCCGCAAGGCTCAAGGTTACAAATTCAGTTTATAACAAAAGACCAACATTCATTGAGTATGAACTTTTTGCTCGTGGATACCAAGGGAGAATCAGCTGATGTCATTAATCACATTACCAAATTTAGGACCAGACCCATTTACAGTTAATGCAAGTGTGCTTAATGGAAAGGTTGACCCACTAGCCACGGACTATAATGGCAATATTCAGAATGTTAATATTGCCTCGGGGGCTGGTATAACCTACTCTAAGCTCACTCTCACCGACTCTGTGGTTAATGCTGACATCAACTCTGCCGCTGCAATTGCCGCAACAAAACTTAGCTTATCCTCTATTGCTCAAAGTGTTGCGATGACAGCAAAAGATTTCTCAGAAGCCAAGGGTGCAGATGTAGCGTCAGCAACCACTACTACTATCTGGGTTACTGATGGAAATTTCATTCATATTACTGGAACTACAACTATTACATCTTTTGGAACAGCTCAACAAGCTGGCGATGAGAGAACTATAGTGTTTGATGGAATCCTTACTCTTACTCACAATGCTATCACTCTATCGTTATCGTCTTTTACTGTTGAGACCATTAACCAATTAGCTCCATAAATTCAGATTCCGAAATTTTAAGCTTAGCTAGAATCGCAGACCGCTTATTCTCTTTCTCAGCCTTACTAGCCAATTTGGCATCAACCTTTGCCTGGTCAACCTCAATTTTATTACCATTAATCTTCCACTCGTTCCTATGTTCTCTAGAAGCTGGAATATCAGAGTCCTGAACGATTTGATATGAAACACCATTTGGCACATCTTTCTGGGCTATCTGGTCTATGGTTAATTCACTATTTGGATTAGGATTAACCACATGAACATTACCGCCAATCTCATAAACTATCTTCATTATTGGTCTCCTAAAGCTAAAACATTGATAGAAGTGTGGTCATCAGCAACCCCAGCAGTAGACATAATCAAAATATTTAAAGAACCAACAAGCTTTGCATAACCTTGA